GGCAGAGCTGACCCACGGCACGGGGATTCCGCCCGGGTTGGTGGGGGCTATCTGCCTGGTGGAATCGGGGGGCGATCCCTGGGCGTGGAACCCGGAGCCGCGTTACCGGTATCTGGTGGATGCGACTACGTGTAAGCCGTTTCGCCGATTAACCCAGGCCGAGGGGCGCAGCGAGCAGCCGCCGGCGGATTTTCCGAGCATGCCGGGGCTGGCCGATGACCGCGACGCGGAATGGTGGGGCCAACAGGCCAGCTGGGGGCCGATGCAGGTGATGGGCGCGGTGGCGCGGGAGTTTGGTTTTACGGGCCATTTCCCGGGGCTGTGCGAGCCAAAAACCGGAATCCTCTACGGCATTTTGCTGCTGCAGCGCCTTGAGGGCCGGTACAACACCTGGAGCGCGGTGATTGCGGCCTATAACGCGGGCAGCGCTCGGTTTGCTGACAACGGCGAGTTTGTTAACCAGGCCTATGTGGACAAGGTGCGCAAGTACTGGCCAGTCCATGAGGGGACGGAATGAGCGCCCCGGACTTGCCCTTCCCCGACTGGCACCGGGCGCTAAAACAGCTTGCCAGAGAACGGGGAGGCTCCGCCGCCGATGCAGATGCCTGGTACTCCGAATGGGAACTTGGCAAAACGCCGGAACAAGCGTGGGCCGACGCGTGGGGTGACGAATGAGTGCCGGCACCCGCGTCATTGGGGTTAACGGTATTCGCACCGACGGTGGCGGCAGTACGGATCGGCTGCTCCAGCGGCTGGGCAGCGGCATGACCGTTTTCGATTTTAACTATGACCGGGTGAACGTGCTCACCGCCCGGTCGCGGCGGCGCCAGCGGCGCATTGGCCGCCAGCTGCGTGACCTGACCCACGCCGGTGATCACGTGGTGGCCCACAGCTACGGCGCGCTCGTTGTACTGCGGGCGATGGAGGCCGGGGCGCAGTTTGGGGCGGTTTTTTTGTTCGGTCCGGCGATGGGCCAACGGGAGTACTTCCCGGCCCAGGGGGCGCGGCAGATCCACATTATTAGTAACCCGGCCGATCGGGCGATTGGGCTGGGAGCGCTGCTTTACCGCCACGATTTTGGCCGCATGGGTCGCGATGGCTACCAGGGCCCGCCGGACGATCGCGTGGTTGATTTTCGCACCCGCGACGAGGGCGCGGATCACGGCCTGCTGCACCATTCCGACTATTTTCTGGGCGCCAGTCTCAACGGCTGGGCGCAGTACGTGGGCCGACATATCCGGATTATGGGTGATGGATGACCTCGACCGGGCAAAGATTCTGGAAATGCGCCAGCGAGCCGATGCCCTGGCGGCGCAACAGCGCCGGGCGCAAATCACGGATGAGCCGCTGTTGGTTAATGGCCAGCGCCTCTGTTTGGATTGCGAGGAGGTGATCCCCGCTGAGCGGCTGGCGGTACAACCGGAATCGGTGCGCTGCGTGCCGTGTAAATCAATTCACGAACGGGGGCAAGGCTGATGGACATCGCAGCGGTTATTGGGGCGCTGCTCGCCGCGGTCACCCTTTTGCTGGGGCTGATGAAGTCGATGACCGGCTCGGTAAAAAACGAGCTGTCCGCCCGGGACGTTGAACAGGAAAAGTTGATTACGAAACTGCGCGCTGACCTGGACGAGACGGGGCGAAAAGTGTCGGACACGCGCTCAGAGATGCACGGCGACTATGCCAAACGGGTCGACCTCGAGGCGGTCGAACGCGGTCTGCGCGATGACGTTAATAAAGTATTTGAGGTGGTTAATGCGGTCAGCCGGGACCTGAACCAGATGATCGGTGAATTCAGAGCCCTGAACCAGATGAATCAGATGAATCAAGCGCAGGAAAACCGCGGGGGAAAAAATGGGTGACACGGCGATAAAAGCGAGCAGCTACCGCAACCGGCTCCGACGGCTGCGGCTGTTGCAGTCGCTGTACCTGGCCTACCCGGACCCGCTGGGCGAGGGGCTGCTGCTGGAGTTTGCCAAAGAGGACCCGGAGTTAAGCCCCGGCACCACGCAGGTGCGGCGCTCGTTGCAGTACCTGCACGATATCGGCTTTGCCGAGATACTCAGTAAAACGTCACCCGATGGCGGCGAGCTGTGGGTGGCCAAGGCGACGCCGGCCGGGGTGGATTATCTGGAGGGTGACGATCCCGGTCTGCCGGGTATTCGCCACCCGAGCGAATTTTTAACCGGCGGGCGCGGCTAGTGCCGGGGCGTAGCAAAGTCGGCGCGTTACCGGCGGACGCCCGCAGTTGGCTGGATGGCGAGCTGGTAAAGCGCCAGTTTGCTGACTATGAGGAGCTGGCTGCCCTGCTCGCCGAACAGGGATTTGAGATCAGTAAATCGGCCGTGCACCGCTACGGCGAAAAGCTGGAGCGCAAGCTGGCCCGAATCGCTGCCAGCACCGACGCCGCCAAGGCGATCGCCGCGACCACGCCGGATGCCGAGGACGCTCGCAGCGCCGCCCTGATTGGCCTGACCCAGACCGAGCTGTTTGATGTGCTGCTGACGCTCCAGGAGTCCACCGAGGCTGACGCGCCGACCCGGGTAAAGCTGCTGGCCCGCGCCGCCACCAGCGTGGCCCGGCTGACCCGCGCCAGTGCGGCGCAAAAACGATTTGCCGATGAAGTGCGCGAGCGGCTTAACCAACAGAAATCAGCGGCGGCAGCAAAGGTGGCGGCGCTGGGTAAAAAGGCCGGGCTGAGTCCGGAGGTGGCTAACCAGATTCGGGCGCAGATTCTGGGCATCGAGATCGACACCTAACCGATGGCCGATTTAGTCATTGACCTGACCGACGAGCTGCGCGACGAGTGTCTGGAACTGGTTGAGGATCAGCAGCGAAAACGCGAAACCCGGCACCTCGACGGCGCGGAAGTGCCCGCGATTTTGCTGCCGTATCAGATCCGCTGGCACGAGGATAAATCGCCGGTTCGCGTTGGCGAAAAAGGCCGACGAATTGGGTTTAGCTGGGGCGCGATGGCGGCGGAGGCAACGCTTGAAGCGGCCGAGCAGGACGGCATGGATCAGTTCTATGTGGGCTACAACCTGCCGATGGCGGCCGAGTTTATTGGCGACTGCGCTTTTTTTGCCCGGGCGTTCGGCCTGGCAGCGGGCGCCATTGATGTGGGCCTTGAGCATGCGGTGATCAATAACGAGCGGCGGGATATCGTCAAGTTCTCGATCACCTTTTCCTCCGGTTTCAAGATCGAGGCACTCTCGAGCAACCCGCACAATTTTCGCGGCCGCCAGGGCCACGCCCGGATTGATGAGGCGGCTTTTCATAGTGACCTGGCGGAGCTGATTAAGGCGGCGATGGCGTTTCTGATCTGGGGCGGCCGGGTCGATATCGTCAGCACTCACAACGGCGTGGACAACCCGTTCAATCTGCTAATTCGTGAGATCCGCGCCGGCAAACTTAACTACTCGCTGCACAAAAACGATTTTGACCGGGCGCTGGCAGACGGGTTTTATAAGCGGATCTGCCTGGTGCAGAAAAAAGAGTGGTCGCCGCAGGCCGAGGCCGAGTTCAGGGCGCATATCGTTGAGCAGTACGGCGACGGTGCCGACGAGGAACTGTTCTGTATTCCCGCCCAGGGCAGCGGCACATATTTTCCGCGAACCATTATCGAGCAGTGCCAGGACGGCGCTATTCCAACCGTCCGGTTTACTAAACCGAACGAATGGGTACTGGATGACGGGCGCCTGACAGAAACCGACCGGTGGATAGCCGACAACCTGAAACCCCTGGTCGACAACATGCCGGGCCTGCGCACGGTGCTCGGGCAGGATTTTGGTCGCAGCGGCGACCTGTCGGTTATCTGGCCGCTGCAGGAGACGGCGCCGGGGGTCTGGCGCACGGCCTTTTTGCTGGAGCTGCGCAATATCCCGTTTGACGTTCAGCAGAAAATTATCTTCTGGCTGCTCGACAACGTGCCGCTGTTCCACCACATGAAATTTGATGCCCGCGGCAACGGCTCGTCTCACGCCGAGGCGGCCTTGCAGAAATACGGCCCGACTCGCATTGAATGCGTGATGGCCACCGCCGCCTGGTACGCGGCGAACTTCCCCGGCTACCGGAGCGCCTACGAGGATAAATCGATCATCGTGCCCGGCGGCGAGGATGTGATTGCCGATCACCGACGGGTGAAACTGGTGAAGGGCCGACCGACGATGGACGACGGCCGCGACAAGGGTAGCGACGGCAAACAGCGCCACGGCGATAGCGCAATCGCCGGGCTGCTGGCCTGGGCCGCCACCCGCCAGGAGGGCCAACCCGCCGCCGGCGAATCCGTTGATGCCAGCGGCGATGAATATCGATCGAGCCGGGGCATTGACCGGAGCAGTCCCGGCGGGCGGATGTTTGACCGGGGCAGTCAGCGCATGTTTAGCCACCGAAGGACCGGCTGATGGCTAACGGGCCCGGTTTTCTCAGCGCCGCTGTGAGCGGCTGTCACGGCATTGAGTGCGGGCGTAGTCGCACTGAATGGCTAAAAAGCCGTTTTAACGGCCTCTTAACACTTTTTAACAGGGGTATGGGCAGATGGCTGGGGTGATTAATTGGCTCGGCAACAAAATTTTCGGCGAACCGGCGGCTGAGCCGGTGGTGGAAACCGTGCGCGAGGCCGCCGGGGCGACGGTGGACGCGGACGATCATCTCTACCGTAAATTAACCGGCGACGGCCAGCGGGATCTGTCGCCGATGAACCAGGCGCGAATGCAGAGCCTGGCCTATTACCTGTGGGAGTCCAACCTGATCGCCAACCGGCTGATTGAATTGCCGCTGGCGTTTTTGCTGGCGGACGGGGTGGAGCTGACGGTAAAAGCGGCGGGCGATACGGGCGATGAATCGGTAGAACCGCTGCAGGAAGTACTGCGCAAGTTCTGGCGCGACCCGATCAACGCGATGGACATGAAATTAGAGAAAAAAGTTCGCGAGCTGGCACTGTATGGCGATCAGTGCTGGCCGGCGTTTGTGAACGAGATGACCGGCCACGTGCGGCTGGGCTATATCGACCCCTGCGATATTGACGTGGTGGTGACCGATCCGGACAACATCGAGCAGCCGATCGGCGTGGTGACCAAAAAAGACAAAAAAGGCAACTTTAAAAAACTGCGGGTGATTGTGCCGGGCGAGGAGATGGATCTGTTCACCCAGCGCACGCGGCGGATCCGCGCGCTCGATTTTACCGACGGCGAGTGTTTCTATTTCAAGGTTAACGACCTGAGCAATTCCAGCCGCGGGCGCAGTGACCTGCTGGCACAGATTGACTGGCTGGACAGTTACGACGAGTTCATGTTTGGCGAGCTGGACCGGTCGCAGTTTATGCGGGCGTTTATCTGGGACGTGACTCTGACCGGCGCCACGCCGGACGAGGTGGACGAGCGCGCGAAAAAAATCACCGTGCCCAACCCCGGCAGCGTGCGGGTGCATAACGATTCCGAAACCTGGTCGGCGGAGTCGCCGGACCTGCAGTCGGGCGATACCGAGACCGTGGCCCGGCTGATGCGTAACCACATGCTGGGCGGCGCCACGGTGCCGGAGCACTGGTACGGCGGCGGCGGCGACGTGAACCGCGCCACCGGCGAGAGCATGAGTGAGCCCACGCTGAAAATTCTCAGTCAGCGCCAGCGGCGGCTGAAATACATCCTCGAGTACATGGGCCAGTTCGTGGTGCTGTCTGCGCTGCGGGTGCGGCCGGAGCTGCGCGTGGCCCACGATGGATTTGAACTGGAGGCGGTATTCCCCGAGATGTCGCCCAAAGACACCAGCAAGTTTGCCGCCGCGCTGCAACAGGTGGCCACGGCGGTGGTGATTATGATCGACAACGGGCTGGCGGATCGGGCCACGGCGCTGGCGGTGCTGGGCACGATTATTAGCCAGCTGGGGGTGGATATTGACCCGGCCACTCTGCTGGATGACGCGGCCGATGAAAAGGCGGCGCGAGATGCCGAGGACGTGCTCGATGATTTGCCGGAGGACGTGCCCGACGTGCCGACGCCAGCTGGGCCGTTGCAGCCGGTTGAGGACATTGGTTAGCCGGGCCGGTCAGTGACCGACGCCGAACGCAACCGGAAGTTTCTCGCCGAGCGCCGGCGCCAGCTGAAATCGCGGACCCGTATTCAGCGGGATACGCAGAAGGAAATCACCCGACTGTTAAAAACCGCCGAGAAGCGAGCGCGGGAGGCGCTGGCCGCGGCGCCGTCGGATTGGGAACAGTTTTACCTGCCGCAGTTGCAGCGCTCGGTGAATCAGGCCCTGGGCGAGTTTGGCCAGCAGGCCAGCGGCGTGATCAGCACGGCGACGGGTACCAGCTGGCAAGCGGGCATTAACCTGGTGGATCAGCCGATTGCCGCCGGGGGCATTCGCCTCGATGCGTTGTTGCCGTCAATCAATACCGGCCAGCTGCAGGCCATGCGCACCTTTACCACCGACCGCATGGCGGACGTGGGCCTGCGCACGGCGAATAAAATTAACAGTGAATTAGGCCTGGTGGCGATTGGCGCCCAGAACCAGGGCGCGGCCATTGGCAACATTAGCAAGCTGATTAAAGGCAGCCGCGGCCGGGCGACGACGATCATCCGCACGGAGCTGGGGCGGGCTTATTCAGTGGCCAGCCACCAGCGGCAGACGCAGGCAAAGGAGCTGCTGCCGGGGCTAAAAAAACAGTGGCGCCGCTCGGGCAAATTACGCGACCGGCCCCACCACACGAGCATTGATGGACAAATTCGGGAGACCGAGGAGACCTTTACCCTGGGCAACGGGGTGGCGATTTTGCACCCGCGCCACCCGGCCGCTCCGATTAAGGAGGTGATTAACTGCGGTTGCGAGAGCCTGCCGTTTATGGAGAGCTGGGAAGTACAGAACCCAGGCCGCAAACCCTTTTCGCCGGACGAAATTGCCGCCGATCCGTTTAAGCGGGATCTGCAAACGGCGCGGGACGATCTGGCGGCCGGGGCGGCCAAGCCGTCGCGGGGTGAAAAACTGCCACTGGATAGCGCGATTAAGGCCGGCCGGCGGGAGCTGGACGCCGTGCTTGGCGGTGCCACTTCGATGCCGCACGAGCAGTTTAAGCGCCGGCTCACCGAGCGGCTGGCCAGCGCGCGGGACATGAGCGGCACGGCTAAGGTGGTGACCCGCGGCAAAGGGGCAACGCTGATCAAGGCGGCGTCGGCGGATTTTCCGCGGGAGTGGGTCACGGCGGCCGATAACCTGGGGCCGCTGCACACTAAATCGACGACGGGCCGGGCGTTTCAGCTCACGATGCCGCGGTCTGGATCGACCCGGATCGGTGGATTTGGCTCGCGCCAGGTGGTTAAAGGCGAGGGGTTTATTGCGGCGGGCAACGCCAACGCCGCCACCCACGAATACGCCCACCGCCTGCAGCACGCAATGCCGGAGCTGGACGATTATTTTCAGGAACTCCACGGCCGCCGCACGGCCGGTGACCCGCTAAACCGCCTGGCAGAGCTGACCGGTAACCGGCGATACGGGCCGGAAAGAGCCCGAGAAGATGGCTACATTGACCCCTATTTCGGCAAGGAGTACCGGTTACCCGGGGAGTATTACAGCGGCCGCCACGGTGCGCTCGAGGTAATGACCATGAGTGTTGAGGCCCTGCTATCCCCGCGCACGGACGTTGATTTTGAGCGATTTATCCGCGAAGATCGGGAGCTGGCGGAACTGACCACGGGGCTGCTATTTAACTATGCGCCATGAATTTCAGTTAGAGAGAACCGGACCGGGCCAAGGCGGAACCCTGATATGGGATTCGGTCAGCGGCGCGCTGTCCGGTGACCTGGCGACGGAGATGGAACAGCGGATTGCTGCCGCCGAGCGGGACGGTTACGTGGTCAGCCATCCCTACCCCACGCAGTACCGGGTGAAAGACCCCCGCCACGACGAGGGCGATTTTGCGGCGGTGCTGGGTGCCGGCTTTAAGGTGCCGGCCAGCTTGATCGACAAACTGCCGCCGGAACCGCCCGAGGAAGCGTTCGACGCAACCCCGATTTACTAGCCCGACCCGGCTAGCCGGCCCGCTCCGCGCGGGTTTTTTTGTACCCGGTGGTTGCTCCGCTGCCGCGAGACCGTCCCTCTGAATCATTAAACCAGTTTTTTTAGTCCGCCCCGGTGCGGCTGGTTACTGTGCACACCTGCTTGATATGCACTTAGCTGACCAGCCAACCGAGGTGGCCCATGAACAACCGAACTGACTCCGCCGCGGCGGATGATTCCGCAGCCGAACCGACCATTACCGCGGCCGTTGCCGCTAAGCACGTGCGCCGGTCGGTGCCGGTGATGAAAGACCGTAAACCGACCGGCGAAATGCGCCTGGCGCCGGTAAGGGCCGACGAGGTGTTTGCCCACAGCCTGCGCGACGGCGTGGTGACGGTGGTCACGGTTGACGGCAAGAAACTCACCGCCGACGCCGATCCTAAATTAATGCCTAAAGCGGCTAAAGCCTGATGACCCTGGGCGAACGCCTCGCCGCGTTGCGGGACGAACAGGGGCTGACCAACGCCCGGCTGGCGGAAGCTGCCGGCGTTAGCGAGGGCACGGTTGGCCAGATTATTAGCGGCGATATCGCCCGGCCACCCGATGAACGGCTGCAGGGCTTTGCCACCGCGCTGGATGTGCCGTTTGAGTCGCTGCGGGATCTGCTGCCGGCCGATCTGCGCGAGGCGACCGGCGCCATTGTGGCCGCCGGGCCGGTGAAGGCGACCAAATTCCGGGTGCGGGTAATCCGCGCCGGGCTGAGCCACAACCATAACTATTACCCGGACACGGCGCTGCGCGAAGGCGCGCCGCTGTTTGACGGCGTGCGCGTGTTTGCCAAGGGCGACCTGGAACACCTGCGCGGCGAGGGTAAGTCCTTTCATAACTTGATTGGTCGGCTGAGTAATCCGCAGTTTTTGCCCGGTAGCGGGACGGACAGCGGCGAGATTCAGGCCGATCTACAACTGCTGGAAGCCGCCGGCGAGGTGACCGCGAAAATCCGCGAGGCCTACGACCGGGGCATGACCGACCTGTTCGGTTTTTCCATCGACGCTAAAGCGACCACCCGCAAGGTATCCGGCCGGGCCGGGCCGCAGCGCCGGGCGGAGAAGTTCCGCGAGGTAGCCAGCGTTGATCTCATTATCTCCCCCGGGGCCGGGGGCGAAATCATCCAACTACTTGAAGCCGCAGCAGGCGATTTAACGGGAGACCCCGATATGGCGTTACGTGAACAGATGCTCAACACCCTGCGCGAGGCGGCCCCGGCCGTTTATGCGCGGATTGATCCGGAAACCATCACCGAGGACGACTTGATTGCCGCCTTTCGCGAGGGGGTATCTCCCGTCGCCGCTGACCAATCCGGCCAGGGCGACGATACCGGCATGACCCGGGTCGAGGCTGAGGAGTTGATCGCCGGCGTGCAGCGAGTGGCCGAAGCACGGGCCGACGCCCGCGATCAGATTATCGCCAGCGGCCTGCCGGCGGCGGTGCAGAGCCGACTGCTCGGGCAGGTAGACGACCTGGGCGAGCGGATTGTTGAGGCCGACGCGGCCGGGCTGATTACCGCCGAGCGCGAGTACCTGGGGCAGTTTGTTGAAAGCGGCCAGATTGCCGGTCTGGGCGATGGCCGCCGCGCCGACGTGACTGACGACCGGGCCGACAAGATTGTAAACATGCTTGACGGCTTTTTTGACCGGGGCAACCGCGAGGTGCGCTCGCTGCGCGAGTGCTACATCGAGGTGACCGGCGATACCCGGGTAACCGGCCATCTGCGTGACTGCGACCTGCGCAAAATACGCGAGGCCGCCGGCGATGCCGAGTGGATGCGGGAGGCGGCAGACAGCACCACCTTTGCCAATGTGCTGGGTGATTCGATCGCCCGGCGGATGATTGCCGAATACAACCTGGCATCGCCCTACGACGCCTGGCGGATGCTGGCCGACGTGGCCCAGGTGAATGATTTTAGAACCCAGGAGCGCACCCGCTGGGGCGGTTATGGCGATCTGCCAGCGGTGGCAGAAAGCGGGAATTACGCGGCGCTAACGACGCCCACCGACGAGAAGGCCACCTATGCGGTGACCAAGCGCGGCGGCACTGAATCGCTGACGCTGGAGATGATCAAAAACGACGATGCCGGCCTGGTGCAGCGGATACCGACCAAGCTGTCGCGGGCGGCGCAGCGCACCCTGGCGAAATTCGCGTTCGATTTCATCAAGGACAACCCGGCGATTTTTGATGGTGACGCGCTGTTCCACGTTAACCACGCCAACCTGGGGTCCGCCGCGCTGGACGCCACCAGCCTGGCCGCGGCTCGCCTGGCCATGCTCAAACAGCCGGAGAAGGACAGCGCCGAGCGGCTAAACATTCCCGGTCGGCATTTGTGGGTGCCGGCTGATCTCGAGGAAGCAGCGTTTGATCTGTTCCGCAGAACCACCAATAACGAGGGCGATTTTGTCGAGAGCATGAACATGCAGGTGCACCCGATCTGGTACTGGACCGACGCCAACGATTGGGCGATGACCGCCGATATTGCCGATGTGCCCTTTCTGGAAATTGGCTTTCTCGACGGTAACGAAGAGCCGGAGATTTTTGTCCAGGACAGCCCGCTGAACGGCTCGCTGTTCGCCAACGACACCATCACCTACAAAATCCGCCACATCTACGGCGGCAACGTGCTCGATTACCGCGGCGCCTACAAGGGCGTGGTGACCTAACGAATAACCACCGTGAGAGCGCCGTTGACGCCCCCGGCCTGGTACCGGGCCGGGGGCTGAGGCCGACCAACTAGCCCCGGCCGGTACCGGGCCGGGGCTGATCGATTAACCCACCGGAGTGTTGACCATGAAAAACCTGTTTCAGTTTCACCGATTGCTGCTACTGATTGCACCGCTGCTGCTGATGGCCGTCCTGGTGCCGACACCGGCCGCCGCGGCCACGGCCAATTATTCCGTGGCCGTACCGGGGGTGGATGTTATTCCGCTGCACATTAGCGGCCAGTACACGGCCACGACCGACCCGGTGGCGCGCTTTGCGCTGCCCTACCCGGCGACCCTGATCGGCGTAACCGCCACGGCCCGCGCCAGCGGCGGAACCAGCCCGACCTTAACCGTTGACCTCGAGGAGGCCGGCACCACGGTGCTGACCGCGCCGATATCGGTGACCGCCGGCACCGTTGGCGAGGGGGCGATTAGCGATGCCACCCTGGCCGACGAAGCGCAGATGGACGTGGTGCTGACGATTGGCGGTAGCTCGCCCACCTGGGACGACATCACGGTGCTGGTCACCGTGGTGCGGCGCTGATTACGGGGCGATTGGATGTCCTGGTCTGTAGTCTATCGGCTGGCTGACGGCGCGGCGCTGCAGATCACCACGCAGTTGCCGGACCCGTTGCCAGCCGGTAGCGGTACAAAAGCGGTCGGCAGCCAGCGCCCCACCGGAACGTGGGATGCGCAGGCCCTGGATTTTGTGCCATCGGTGGTAACCGAAATATCGGCCGCTGAGTTCATGGACCGGATCAACGCGGTTAATCCTGCCGCCTGGGCGGAGATCATGACGCAGGCCAGCGCTGACGCTATTGTTGCCGCGATCCTGGAGCGGTTTCGCGCGTCGCCACGAATCCGGCTTGATTCGCCCCTGACCGCGTCGAGTCTGGGCTACCTGATCACCGTCACCGGCCTGACTCAGGCGCAGGTCGAGACGGTGTTAACCCCGGCGGTTAAATGAGCGAATTTGCGGCCATTGGCGGGCAGCTCGCCGTGCAGCTGGCGGACACGGCCGATGCCAACGGGGTGCAGGTCACTGCCGCCGCTAGCGCCAACACGATGGGCGCGTGGGTGCAATTAGTTGCCGCGGATGACAATCCCTTCGGATCGAATAGCGTGGAGGTTTGTTTCCATTCTGACGATACCGGCCCGGCTGAGTTTTTAGTCAATATCGGTATTGACGCGACCGACACCATGATCGTGCTGCCGGCGTTGCGGTTTGTGTTGTCGCCTAACAGCAACGGGCGGGTGGGTGCCGTTTACAGGCTGCCGATGGCTATCCCTGCCGGGGTGGCCGTTTACGCGCAGTGCCAGTGTTCGACGGCGTCAAAGTATCTGTACGTTGGCGGGTCGCTGTTTGCGGGCGGATACCTTGCCGAGCCGGGGCCGGCGCAGGTGGTGCCGATAGGCGCGGATTATGGCGCCTCTAAGGGCGTGAGTTTTGTGGCCGGCGGCGTCAACTCGTGGGGCACCGCCGTGGAGTTGGCTGCCGCAACCGATTTTGATTTTCGCGGTTTTTTTGTCGGGCTTGGCAGCGACGGGGAGACGGCCTGGGCTACGCAGGCGGTGCGTTACCGCCTGGGCATAGGCGCCTCGGCCAACGAGCACTGGCTCTATACGTGGCGCGCTCAATACAGCGCTGCTGAGGCGTTTGGCCCGGCCGGGGGCGGGTTTGTGCCGATTCAGATCCCCGCGGGGACGCGGTTAGCGATACAGGCGATGGCCGACACCGGCAACGTGGCGGCCAGAACAAAAGATATTATTTTTTACGGGGTGCGCTGATGGCGACGCAAAAAACCAGCGGCACGCAGGTGGCGACCCCGGGCACTGAACACGCCCTGGGCGCGGAGATTACCGATGCCGGGGCCTATCAGTTAACGGTTGATCTGGCCGCGATTGGCCAGGGCGATATTGTGGAGCTCTGGCAGGAGACCAAGGTGCTGACCGGCGGCACCCGGCGCAAAAGCCTGGTGGGTGTTTTTGCGCATGCCCAGGCGGCGCCTAATGCGCTGGCCATTCCGGTTGAGGTGTTGCACGCCTTTCAGCCGATTCTGGTGCACCGACAATTTAAGGTCACGGGCACGCTCACCGGCGCGGTGGCCGTTGGCGACACGGTCACCGGCAGCGTATCCGGGGCGACGGCGATCGTGGCGTGGGTCAACAGTGGCAACACGGAGTGGCGGCTACTAAAACTCAATACCACGCTGTTTACCGACACGGAAAACGCCGAGGTGGACGGCAGTAATTACATTGATATTACCGACGGCACGCCGGCGCTCTCGTTCCCGTGGGAGGTCATCGAGCTATGAGCCTGCGCCATCATCGGCTCTACCTGCCCCGCGGCGGCGGCGCAGCGGTTATGAAGTCGGTGGCTGATGCCGGCGGCGGCGCTGACGCGCTCGCCAGTTTGGCGGCTGCGCTGGGTATTGCGGACGCCGGCGCCGGGGCTGACGCCCCGCTGGGTGCTTCGGCGTTGCTGGCGGCGACTGATTTGGGCGGCGGCAGCGATGGGCTCGCCGCGGTGCTGGCATCGATGGCGATCGGCGATGTTGGTGCCGGTGCCGATGCCCCCCCAGGCGCCGCGGTGCAGTTTGCGCTGCCCGATATCGCCGGCGGCGCTGATGGCATTGCCGCGATCAGCGCCGTTATTACCACGACAGACGCCGGCACGGGGGCCGATGACCAGGCGATTGCTGCCCAGCTAACCATGACCGACAGCGCCACCGGAGCAGATGGCCCGACCGTGGCCGCGGCGCTCAACGTGACAGACACCGGCAGCGGTATTGATGTGCCGTCGGTATTGGCGGCAATTTTAAAAGCCGTGGCAGATGCCGGGGCCGGGGCTGACCAGCTGGCGTCAGTGAGTGTTTCGGCGACGGTGGCGGATGCCGGCAGCGCCGCCGACACGGTAGGCGCGCTGGCGGTGTTACTGGCGATTGCCGAGGCCGCCGGTGCGGTGGATGCCGTGGTGAGCTTTGCGCCCGGCACCAGGATTGCCACGGTGACGTTTTCACTTTCCAGCCGCGCGGCGGCGATGACCCTGGCTGAGCGCGAGGCGGCGTTTGCGCTGACCCAGCGCGGCGTGACTTTTACCCTGCAATGAGGATGACCGAATGTTGAGCGATCGGATGAATTACAAACCGAAATGGACGATCCGCCGGTATGAGGACGACGACGCGTTTGCCGCCGGTGAGGCCTACGACGAAACGGTGATTGACGGCAACCTGCTACTCAATGAGGGCATTACCCGACTACAGAATTTATTGATTGCGGGCGGCGGCACGGCCTTTGACAACACCAACGCCCGTATTGGCGTGGGCGATTCGGCTACTGCCGCGGCGGCGGGTCAGACGGACCTGCAGGCGGCGACAAACAAACTCTACCAGGCGATGGAGGCGAGCTACCCGCAGATTGCCGGACAGGTGACCACCTGGCGCTCGGTGTTTGGCAGCGCCGACGCTAACTTTGCCTGGAACGAATTTACCGTGGACAACGGCGCCGCGGCCGGTGAAAACCTGAACCGCAAGGTCAGCGCCCAGGGGACCAAAACCGCGGGCCAGACCTGGACGGTTGACCTTGAGATTACCTGGTCGTAATCGGGCAGCTATTCCGTGGCGCTGACACAAATCACCGAGGGCACCACCGCTTACCTGACGGTGGCGTATACCGACAAGGCGGGCGAGCCGGCCGCGCCGAGCGGGATCACCTACCGCATCGATGACCTGGCCAGCGGCACGCAAGTACTCGACGACACGGTGATTGCCCCCGGCGCGAGCGTGGAAATTACCCTGCCCCCGTCGGTGCATGTGCCGATTGGCAACGCGCGGGTACAGCGCCGCCGGGTAACGGTGAAAGCCACCTACGGCGCGGACGACGGCATTAACAACGAATATGAATATGAGCTGATTAACCTGGGGGGTGTGTCGTGAGTCTGCACGATTTTGACGAGCGGGTTAAACGCCTGGTGCGGGACGAGGACGCCCTGTTGAGCGAGAGCGACCGCGAGGCGGCGATTGCCGCGGCGGTGATCCGCTATAGCCTGGACCGGCCGCGCACGAAAGTAGAGGACATCACCCTGGCCACGGCGGGTCAGCTGCTGGATTTGCCCGCCGGGTGGGAGGCGGATTTTAGTGCCCTGCGCTCGTTGGAATACCCGGTTGGCGATGTGCCGCCGACGTTGATCGACGGCTGGCAGCTGTACCAAAGTCCCACGGCGATACAGATTCAGCTGGCCAGTGGGCTATCCGCTGGCGCGGTGGTACGCGCGAATTACACCATTGCCCACCAGGTGGATACCGGGCAGGACACGGTGCCGAGCCGCGACCGGGCGGCGGTGGCCAGCTTTGCGGCCGGGCGGCTAGCCAGCCAGCTGGCGGCGCTCTATGCCGGGGATCAGGCGCCGACGATTGCGGCCGATTCGATTGATCACGCGGACAAGTCGCGCAAGTTCTCTGCCCTGGGCAACACGCTGCGCAAGCGCTATTTCGATGCCCTGGGGATTAATCCCAAGCGCACGGTGGCCCACGGCGTGGTGGTGGATATGGATCTAAAAAACTCCCTTGGTCGTGACCGGCTGACCCACTCCGGACGCTATCGATGACCGCGCAATTTACCTTTGACGCGACCGAGGTGGTGGATCTGGCTCAGGCCTGGCGGCAGATGCCGGACGAGGTAAGCCACCAGCTGAGCGCGGCGACCTGGGAAAACTTGTTACTCCTCGAGCGGGAGATTAAAGAGCTCACTCCGACGGGGGTCGGGGGCGGTGGGGGGCTGCGCGGCAGTATTGCCGCGCAGCAACCTGTCGTTTCGGCCGACCAGGTGCGTGGGGTGGTCGGAACATCGGCGGCCCACGCGGTGCCGGTGGAGCTGGGCACGAAGCCGCATTTTCCGCCGATAGAGCCGCTGAAAGACTGGGTGCGGGCCAAGTTTGGCCTGCGCGCCGAGGCTGACGTGACCCGCGCAGCGTTTGCGGTGGCCCGGGCGATATCGATCCGCGGTACCCAGGGAGTGGGCATGTTTAACCGCAGTTTTGCGGCCCAGCAGGGCCAAATGGAGCGGCGCTACCGGCAGGCAGTTGAGCAGATTGCCGAGGCGCTGGCGCAATGAGTAGCCCCGACCCAATTCGCGCGGCGATTAAAACTACCCTCGACGCGGTGGCCAACAGCGGCGTGGTGCATGAATACGCCCGCTACTCGAAAAACCAGAAAGAGATGGTGGCGTTTTACCAGGACAACAGCGCCGGGGCGAACGGCCCGGTGCGCGGCTGGCACATTCGCCGCGTCAGCCGTCGGCAGAGCTCGCCGGGCGTGGGCCGATGGATTGTGACGACCCGATGGGAGATTGACGGCTACCGCTCGGTGGAGGACGGCGACGCCAGCGAGCAGGAGTTTGACGAGCTGATCGAGGCGGTGATTTTGGCCTTTGACGCTGACGACAAGCTGGGCGGTGTGATTGATACCGCCATTACCCGCGAGGCCGCCGGCATGCAGCTGGAAACCAACGAGTACGTGATGTTTGGCGGCGTGCTCTGCCACCGGGCGCGGCTGGCGCTGATTACCCGGCACTACAACTGATCATTAATTGACTCATTTATTAAAGGCATTTTAGGCAGGAGAAAACCAATGGCTAACCGATCATCGCAACAACGCACCAAGCCCCATCACCTGGGCAATCGCCCGCGCGATGCCGACGGCCGTCCGAGCGGGCTGGCCGATGATCACCCGGCGGTGGTTGCCTGGCAGAAGACCCAGCGCAAAAAACCCGCCGCCGATAAAAAACCCACCGCCCCTGGAGGTAACAAGTAATGGCCATTAATTTTAGAGAAAAGCTGCTGCTGGCAAAGATTGAGGGCACCTACGGCACCGATAGCGTGCCCACCGGCGGGTCCGACGCGATGCTGACCAGCGGGTTAAAGGTCACACCGCTAAACGGTGACCAGGTGGAGCGCAACCTGGATAAGCCATTTTTGGGCCGGGACGGGGTGATCCACGTCGGCACTCACGTGTTGAGCGAATTTGGCGTGGAGATTGCCGGCGCCGGCGCGGCCGGCGATGTGCCCGCCTATGAGCCGCTGCTAAGGGCTTGCGGCCTGGGGGAAACCAACAACGTGGGGGTAAGCCAGGTCTACGACCCGGTGAGCGCGGCGTTTGAAAGCGTGACCCTATACCACCACCTGGGCGGCCAGAAGCACGGCATGGTGGGCGCCCGCGGCAATGTGCGGCTGGAGTTCAGCCCGCGGGAGATACCGCACTTTATGTTCAACATGGTCGGCCTGTGGCAGGCGCCGGCCAGCGTGAGCGATCCAACGGCGGACTGGAGCGCCTTTCAGACCCCGCTGGCAATGACCAACGACAACACGCCCACCATGACCCTTCACGGCACGGCGCTGACGCTGGTCTCGGCCACGATTGACCTGGGCAACACGGTGACCTACCGCAACCTGGTGGGGCAGGAATCGGCGGAGATTACCGACCGAGCGGGCACGGGGCGAATTGTATTTGAGGCCCCGGCGCTGTCGGTAAAAGACTGGTTTAGCATCGCCAAGGCCAACACCACCGGCGCGCTGCAGCTGATCCACGGCGCGACCGCCGGCAACATTGTGCAGGTTGACAGCCCCAAAGTGCAGCTGCTGAACCCCAGCTACGGCGAGGTCGATGGCGTGCGCACCATTGAGGCGGATCTGCGGATGATCCCCAGCGACGCCGGCAATGACGAGACAAAAATTACCGTGAAGTAACCCTGAACCGGCGGCGCGGTGCCGCCGGTTGTCGACCCCCACTCTATATATAGATAGAGCCAACTGGAGATGTGAAATGTTTAATTTGAGCGAAATACCCGAATCGTTTATGTGGGAAATCGTGATTAAGGTGCCCTACACCAGCAAGGCCAAGCAGCAAAAGGGCAAGGCTAGCAATAGCTTTAGAGAGGCGCGCTGTCACGTCGAAATGGCGATGCTAGACGACAAGGAGGCCAACAAGCTGCTGGGCGTGGCGCCCGATGACGATGACGAGCTGGGCGAGGACGACCTGGACCAGCTGGCAAAAAGCGTAGAGGACGCCGACGACGGATCCCTGGTCGACCGGATCCTGATCGGCTTTGGCGACGACGTAATGGTCGGCGATGGCGACAAGGCTAAGCCGCTGCCGTTCAACGAGAAAAACAAGGCGCTTTTTTTGAAAACTTCAATGGTGCGGCTCGCGGTGATTCGCGGCTACATGGCCGCGGTGACCGGCCAGCAGGCGCTGGCAAAAAACTAATCGAGGCCGCCGCGCATTGGGCCCGCTGCCAGCGGCGTCGGGGTCGAGTGCCAGAGCGGCCCGAGCTTCGGTCGGACCTCGAGGAGTTCGGGGCCCCGCCGCAACTGATTGCGGAGCTAACGGCTGACGATGAGCCCGACGAGCCAAATATATACGATGTATGGCTGCCGAACGGGCCGGTGCTGCGGGCCTTTTTGGCCGTGCGGGGGCAGTTTCGGTACGCTGGCATGGGCGGCCCGATTGGCTTCGACGCCTGCGCGGTGGACGTGGTGTTGAACCGCCGGGAGATGACGCTGGAACCCGATCAGTTTGGCGCGCTGCTCGACATGGGCGAAGCGGCGGCGGTCGAGCTGAACCGCCGCGACGGCGATGCCTGAACAGACGCTAAAAATAGTCCTCACCGGGGACGGCGGCGGCCTTGTCGAGGTGCTGGACGACAGCGCCGACGGCTTTGATGAGGTTGGCGAGTCCGCCGAAAAAGCCGGGAAAAAGGCCAAGCAGGCCGGCAATCAGCTCGGCTTTGTCGAGCGCGAAGCGCGTAAGCTATTCACCGGCACCCGTAACCTGGTAAACGGTCTCGGTGGCCTGAAAGCCATGCTGGCGGGCCTGGGCGTGGGGGCGTTGGCCAAGCAATTTATTGACGCGGCCAGCACGAGCGAGCAGCTGCGGGTGCGTTTGCGGGTGCTGCTGGGGAGCGTGGCCGAGGGGAACCGGCTGTTTCAGGATATGGCCGACTTTGCCAGCCGGGTGCCGTTTGAATTTGAAAACATTATTGGCGCGGCGACCACACTGACCGGCGCGCTGGGCGGCGGCGTTGATGAGGTTAACCGAATCATTCCGCTGGTGGCGGATCTGGCCGCAGCCAGTGGCCTGACGATTGAGACTGCTACCGAGCAGGTTGTTCGGTTGTTTAACGCAGGTGCCCTGTCAGCGGAGATTTTGAAAGACAAAGGCCTGCTGGCGCTGGTGGGTTTGCAGGCTGGCGTGTCAATGTCGGCCGAGGAGACCAAAAAAACCGTTATCGCCTCTTATGAGTCGATGGATAGCCGCATTAAAGGAGCAACCGAGGCGCTTGCGCAGACCTGGGCGGGCGGCCTGTCGATGGTGAGCGACAAATGGTTTGCGTTTCGGAATCTGGTGATGGACGCCGGCGTTTTTGATTACCTGAAGTCGGTCGTGGCGGTGGTAGACGAGGAGCTGGCCACCGGCCTGGATGGCAGCAAACAGGCGGCCGAGTTGTGGGCCGCGACCATCATCGAAGGCATTGAACAGGTGGTGGCCGGCGCCGGGGTAATGGCCGATGGCTTTCACGGCGTGCGCATTGGCTTTAAAGCCCTGGAGCTGGGCTGGGATGGGGTGCAACTGGCGCTGTTAACGGGCATCGATGTGGTGCTGACGGCGTTGCTCGACCTCAAAACCGAGTACGCGGGGTTTCTGCAGGTCGCTAGATTTATCCCCGGGATCAATCTCCCCGCGATTGCGATCGACAAGCTGCTCGATACCGAGAAGCTAAAGTCCGGACGCGATGCGATTAGGCTCTGGAAAGCGGACGTGGAAACCTCGGTGGCCACGGTGAAAAAAGAGCTGGACGGCCTGGCAACGTTCCTGCCGTCGCAGGAGCTGGAAGGGTTTATGGAGCGGATGCGGGCCAAGTTTGAGGAAAACAAAGCGGCCTCTGACGCGCTGGAAAACGCGCTGGATGATCTCGGCGATGCTGCCGGCGCCGCCGGTAAGAAAACCAAACCGCTGACCACCGAGCAGATCGCCGCCCGCAAGGCCACGGACGACCTGAAAAAGAGCCTGCAGTTTGAGCTGGATCAGCTCAAACGGAATGACCGAGAAAAAGCGATCGCCAACGCCCTGCGTGGCTTGAGCACGGAGCAGATTCGGCTGGAAGGCGACGAGATTGAGCGCCTCGCCGGGC